CTTCAGAACCCAAAAAATACTAAATGTCAGGCCCAATCTCAGATTTCATGATTACTTTGGCCATCACTGGAGTAATCGGAAGATCCTTGTTCAACGCTACTTGATCGTAGTCGTCATACTTGTCTCTAGCCGCTTCCTCACGCTCTGAATAAGCCTCATAAACACTAGATTGTTGTTTATGCTGTTCTTTAGCTGTTAGTTTTTGCTCTGCAATCCGATCTGCCAATACTTGCGCATACTTTTCAGGTGAACCAAAATCTTCTAGCTTTAGGTCAGTTTTAACAACAGCAGGTTG